AGAATATATTTTTTTGGTAATCCTGTCAGCAACCCTAATTACTCTTGGTTTTCTATAAGTATTAGGAAATAAACCTTCACTCTTTAATGCATCAAGCACCATAAATGGAACTAATACCACATCAACATCTCCATTAGCTTCCAATCTACCGAAGACACCATGAACATGACTAGGAATAATTACACTTAATTCAACATCAATGATATTAGAATCATATTTTGTTGGCCAAACCTTTGCAAGTGACATCTCTACTGGAGACATCCAAGGCTTAACAACTTCTACAATATCAAGTGACATCTTTTCAACCCATTTCTTTTTACACGCTGGCAATACTTCACCAGTTACAAAGTTAAATGGATGTGGACTACTGAAATTTATTACTCGCAACCCGTTGTTAAGATTAATACTGGTATACATAATACCTCCCTTATAAATAAATTAATTGATTAAAATTCATAAACTCACGTTAATGCCCAAGTTCCTAAAAAAAATAGCCCTAATGGACTATTCTTTCTTAACCAGTGAGGCTCAGGTTTGTCTTTCGACATCTCTCTATGCATTGTCTAAGCAATACCACACGTTTTGACTAGGTGGACAAAGACCTGTCTTATCTGCGGTTCCTGTTCAAAGTACAGGCACTCGGTGTTGATTTAATACACTGTATGGACACCAATCCACTGATGTACTAAACCAATGTGTATTGTGTATGCACCACTGCAGCAGTACTAACAATAAACATCAAAAACTCACTAAAAAAAAGAGCGACGCAGGCCCCGTTAGGGGCCGCGTCTATGATGTCATAACTACTTCTTCGGTCGTCCTCGCTTCTTCGCTGGTGTTAGCATGTTCTTTACAAGACCTGCTGTTGCCCTAGCTGTACTAGCGGATAGAGCGTTTATGCTGTCAGCGGATAATGATATCTCCGTTGGCTGAGCTGGCGCCTCTACTTTAATAGGGTGAACACCTGTTTCAGCTGTTACAATATTAGCTATTGTAGCTTCATCACCACTGGCTAATGCTTCACTTGCCAATAGGTTAGTGTCCATACGTTGACCTGCAGTCACACCTGCGTTGATGTCTCGCGACGTTAGATACCCCTTTATGCCTCGCACCTTCATGCCTAAAGCAATTGAGTCTCCAACCTTAGCGTAGAACCCTTCTAAGAATTTCATATGATTCTCCTTTAGTTAAGTTAACATAACAATCAAAAAATCAAAAATAACGTAAATCCAAAATCCGAAATCCTATTTCAAAGGGATACCCACCTGTAAAAGGACGCATATCAAAATCCTACAATTTTTTCTATAAAAAGAACTTGGGCAATTAAATAGATTGATACTATTTGACGTATGTATTAGATTTGAGGGTGGTTAGGGAGGGAATAAATAATATGAGAGGCTTAAAAAATGGCTAAATATGTCAAGAATAGATCAAGAGAAAATCATACCGAGGATAATACTAGCATGGTTAGTGTCAACGTTCATTATAATGCCGATACGACATGTTTCACCAGAACTTTTTTATACGATATGTGCAATACTTCTTTGGGTAGCGATGTACAAATTATCTATACTTAATGAAAAATAATCACGAGACCGCTAGATCAATGAAGACTTCAATTATTGATGATAATGCTGTCATATCATTGAATATTAAATGGCTTGCTCAAGTATGTGTATTGATTGGGGCAACAGTATATGGATATTTACAGGTAGAATGGAGAATCCAAGAACTTGAACGTAATATGGAAGAAGCAAATAATGAAATTCAAGAATTGGTATCAAAACATATTGAGAATGAAGAAGAAAGAATGGTAATAATGGAAGAACAATTAAAGTGGTATCAGAAAGAATTTAATCTAAACCCTCTAAGTTGGCGTAAAAAGAAATGAACTTACGATCTATGATAGAGTTTTTTATTTCAGTATTCTTTTTAGGATTCATATTATGCGCATCTTTATCTTGTCAAGATAAATACTTAACTGTTGAACGTAGAATTGTTGATGCAGATACAAAAATACCAATATATTTTAACACTTACGCAGAACAAGATGGTCTGAATACATGGAGACCAGTATTTACCTATTATATATATCAAATGGATGAAGGAGAATACGATGCTTTTTTTCATGCATACATTATGATTGATGATAGTGTGATATGGTCAGGTATACAACCAGTAGTTATTGAGGGTGGAAAAAAGATTTGGGGAGAATATATTGCAGTTGGAGCTAATTTTGCTCCAGAATTAGTAGTCAATTCTACACCCATGGCATATGTAAGTGTTTCATATTAAATAAATAAGTTTTAGGTTCCTTTATGGCTGATGAAATAAAAGAATTATCAAATTTACCAAGAGATCAACAAGAATTTGTGCTGGAGAATTTATCGCATGATTATAGTCCAATTGAAATTGATGGAAATACTTATATGATCCCTCAAGAAGTAAACGATTTAATAGATAATTTAGTTAATCAAGTCCAAGTTGCAAAAGAAATCCATTAAAGATAAAGTACATATAGTGTACGATAGTGTAGGAGAGTTCCTAGATAATAATCCTGCTGGGAATATAGTATTTGACTGGCGTAAAGGTAATGAAGGTGATTGGGTAATGGCTGATGATGGTGGAGTTGCTCAGCTATTAAAAGTAAATAAAGAAGTAAAACACCCCGGTGATTCAAAAAATTATAAATATGCAAATGGATGGGTAAGAACTGTTGTAGGTAGTTTTATTAATAAAGAAAATGTAAAGATGGATACTGATTTTGATGCACATCCAAATAGGTATACATTCAGTAAAAATATAAAGAATACGAATAAAAGAATTATTGATAGAAAAAAAGTAACAAAAAAAGAAAAGGAATTTGCTACAAATATTGTAGTAGGTATGGGAGCTGTAGAAGCATATAAAAATGCATATACAGAATTATCTGATAATAAAGCAAGAAAAAAAGCAACAGTATTACTAAAACAGGAGAGAGTAATGAAAGAAATAGAAAAATCAGTATTAGATGTAGCGAAAGGTCTTGGTATAGATCATGAATACATATTAGGTAAGTTGAAAGGATTGGCTGATTATAGTGAAGATGATAACATTATATTACAGTCTACAAAAGAATTAGGTAAGATAGTGGGGACTTCGGGAGCCACAGTGAAACAAAGGGAAGTAGGTTTGCTCGGTGTTTTTGAAGGCTTTTCTCCAGATCAATTAGAAGGAGCAACTAGAGATCAAAAACAGATACAAAGTGGGGAGGAAGAATAATGGTATGCCCTAATTGTACAAGTATGTACGTTAAAAAGGATGGTAAGAAGAAAAGAACAAATTATGTTACTCAAAGATATAAATGTAATTCTTGTAAAAAATCTTTTTCTATCCCTTTAGAAACAGCATTAGAAAATGAATATCCATCTGTTCAGCCTGGGGAGATATTTAAATATAAATCTAAAGATAAATTAAGAGTTCACTGTTTGACAGATGTTCATGTAGGGGCCAACGAATTTGATTTTAAAAAATTCAAAGAAGCTGTTAATACTATTAAAAAAGATAAAAATGCTGTTTGGTTTGGTAATGGAGATTTATTAGAACTTATACCTCCCGGTTATAAAGCAATAAATCAAAGAGGTCAGAGTATACCACCTGACGAACAATATCTTGCTTTCTTAAAACTTGTACAACCAATAAGAGATAAGTGTCTTTTTATTAGAGGAGGTAATCATGATTTTCTTAGAAGTTATCAAATATTAGATTTTGATGTTTGTAAAACTTTAGCTGCAGAAATGAATGTTCCGTATTATTGTTATCCCGGTTATGCTCAATTTGACATTAATGGATCTATATGGAATATAGTATCTGGTCATGGTAAGAGCGGAGCTAAGAATGGGGATTTAGAATTGGATAAGCTCTCTGCAGTTTATACGGATGGAGATGTTTTTATATTAGGACATAATCATCAATTATATTGCAAACCTGTTGATTCTATAAGAATTGTAGAAGGGGAAGAAGCTTTAAGAAGAAGATGGTATGCTAGGGGAGGTTCTTTTTTAAGATATGCTGATTATGCTAGATATACAATGTATCCTGTT